CATGGACGTGTGGCGGAAGAGTAGAGACGCAATGTGGTGGTCAGTTCATAAGTAGCTGCTTACACATTCTTAGCCGTATCCAATCGGGTGCAGGTATCAAATCCTGCCACGCCCAACCTTAAAGGAGAGAGTATGAGTTTAGCGACAATAAAATGCCCAATTTGCGGAACACACCCCTTTCAACATTGGGGTTTAGGATACTGGCATAAGTGCCATGTATGTAACCATATATGGAAGGAGAATCCTAATGACTGAAAACTACGAAAAGCTGTTCTTCTTAGCGACAGCCAAAGATAGTATCTACATCGAAAGGAGTCATGTATTATGAAAGAGTATTGTGAGTTCTATCCAAAGCTTGACGGAGATACTTGTGTCTGTGATGCAGGTTCTGATGTAAGTGAAACAACGGATTCAGATGATATCTGCAGTAAAGAGTATTCATTGACTTGTCAATGGGCTAATAAATTACGAACTGATAAATCAGCACCTTCTTGACAATATCTCAAAGGTGTGATACAATGATTTACATTTAATGAAAGGGAGATGAAAGATGGAAAAGAATGAATCCTTAGTAACAATCAAAGCTGAGCTCGACCCTACTTCGACCGGCACAAGCCAGCGTTATACTGTTGGTGAAGTAGGTGATGATATCTCTGGTGCTATCTACTTATCAAAGCACATAGAGCTTCCTTGTGAACTCATTATTCAATTTTCTAAGAAAGGAGAACAAAATGGCTAATGCAATGGATGTAACACCCAACACAGAGTTTCTGAAGATAATGTCAGTTGGTGAGCCAGGGAGTGGTAAATCAATCTTGGCTTCTAGCTTTCCAACTAAAGGATTTGTATTCGACTTTGCTAAGTCAATCATATCTTACAAAGGAAAAGATTTTGACTATGAGCAGTATGAATTGAGTCCTCTTGGTTGGACAAAGTTTGAAAAGGACACAGTGCAGGTTATTAAAGCAGTCAAAGAAGGACTGTATAAGTCAGTAATCATTGATGATTTATCTGCTATGACTGCAGTGTGTATGGAACGAGCACTTCAACTTGATCCTAAAAGAAGTCCAACTGGTGGACCAGTATGGAACATTCACTACTCCATGGTTAGGAATCTCATGGAAGGAAGGCTGAGGCAGATAATGAATATGAACTGTAATGTTCATTTCATAGCTCACATCCATGTGATTCAAGACCAAGAGACTGGAACAATCACAGGAGTAGAACCAATGCTTACGGGAGCATTACCTGTTATCATCACAGGTTATTTTGATGAAGTATATTATCACACAGTAAAGAGAGAAGGAGGTGATACTAAGTGGTATATCCAGACTGTCCCGATGGGCTACAATAGGGCGAGGTCTAGACTGTCTGGAAAGTTGAGAATCTTGCCCGACTTATTACCTAACGACTACGAAGAAATAATGAACTACGCTACAGGTAAAAAGATTAAAGAACAAAAACCAAAAACTACAAAATAAAGGAAGGTAAATCATGGCTAAAGAAGTTGATGAAAGAACAGCGATTCAGGAAGAAGATATTGCAGAAGCAGGAAGCTTTACATTTGACACAGATTTCAATGTCGAAGACGAGTTCAAAGCTGCTCCGCTTGTTCCCAGTGGTAAGTACGAAGGCAACGTAACAGGTGTTAAGTTTGATCCTACAGCTATGGCGCTGGTATGGGAAATTACTCTCATTGCAGACAATGATGTGATGATGTCTGACAATGAAACTCCTGTAACTGGTAACGTGATGTATTACAGGAACTGGCTGCCCAAAGCTGGTGACGAAAACATCAGGACAAAGACTGGGAAGATGACAAAGCGTCAGGCTAAGATTAATATGCTGCAGGATTTCCAGAAGAAAATGCGGATTGACATGAATACTCCTGAAGCAATTATGGATGGCGTGAGTAATCAGGAATGGGTTGGAATTGCTGTGATTGCTACAGTGGAAGTAAGAGAATGGGAAGGTCGTCTTAGTAATCAGATAAAAGAAATGGTTGCTGCTTAATTTAACTGGAGCAGCTACCTGTGGAGTTACGAAAAGATGACAGAAGCAGGTGGTTGCTCCTTTCCTTTTAAAGGAGATTGAAATGGAACAGAAAAAATTTGATGCAGTAGTGAACAGTAGATTTGAGTATTGCAAAGAGATACTGGGTGTTAAAGGTTCGGTGTATGCAAGCAAGAAAAACAGACTGAAAAACTTTTACGATGGAGCTTCTTTAAATGAGTGCACACCTAAGCAGTATGCATTTATGCTGATGACAAAACATCTTGTTGCTTTAAAGGATTACATCAGAGAAGATAGAAAGATGGAAGAAGATTTCATTGATGAAAAGGTTTCAGATATAATTAACTATGCTGTGCTTATCGAAGCACTCAACGAAGAGGAAGAGAATTAGTCATGCGACTTGACCAGATGTATAAGAATGTGTTGAGTATTCCATTGGAAGAGTTGATTTCAATGGTTGAGGAAGCCTCAGCTATTCGTCACACTCTACTCCTCCAATCAACGTCAAAAATTGACAAAACTCCAAAGGAAAGAGATACCCCTAAGTTATCTGATTCAGAGAAAGCAATTCTCAAAGCACTTGGTTTAAAACCTAAGGACATTAAAGCACTTAAGGAGTCTATAGATGAGTGATTATGCTGTTGTAAAAGCAACTGAGATTAAAGTAAGGGAAGACCTGCCAAGAATAAGAAAGGAGATGGGTAAGATAAAAGAACTTGCTAACTCATTTGCTAAGTTTGGGCAGATGCAACCTTGTCTTGTAACAAGAGATATGTATTTGATTGCTGGTGGTAGAAGGTTAGCAGCTTGTATTGAAGCAGGTATAGATGTTAAGGTAGTCTACTCAGATACCGTTGATGCTATTACAATTAAAGAAATGGAACTGGAAGAGAACATTCAAAGGAAGGCATTGACACCTGCTGAGGAAATCATGGCTGTTAGTGAATTGCATGAGTTGAAGCAGAAGATTCATGGAGCCGCGGTACAAGGCAGTGATAAGAAAGTTGGTTGGAGATTAGATGATACTGCTGAAACTATTGGTAAGACAAGAGCATCAGTAATTGAGTCTATCTCCTTGGCTCAGGCACTTAAAGATTTTCCTGTGCTTGCTAGCTGCAAAACAAAGAGTGATATCAAAAGAGCAGTTAAAGGACTGCAAAGAATAACAGATTCTATTTCTGCCCAAAGCACATATGATGAGTTGTTGAAAGATAAGGAAAGTAAATTCGAGATGCATAATACTGACTGCATTGAGTTTATGAAAGGCATGAAAGATAAAAGTGTTGACATCTTAATGACCGATCCTCCTTATGGAATAGACATTCACGATATTACTATCGGATTGGGAGGGCATACAGGAAGTAAAGTAACAACAACTGGAACCACCTATGAAGATGGGTATGAAGAATCCATGGAATTGATTGGCAAACTAGCTATTGAAAGTAGCAGGATAGTAAAGGATACAGGCTTTGCTGTTGTGTTCTGTGCAATTAGTAACTTTGGAATAGTGAAGACTTTGTTTGAGGCTGCTGGTTGGAACTGCTCACAAAGGCCAATCATATGGGTGAAGAATGAAAGTGGCCAGAACAATGCTCCATCGAAGTGGTTCTCTGCTGGGTATGAAGCAGCTCTCTTTGCTCGTAAAGTTGATTCCAGAATAGTTATTGAAGGTAAAGTGGATTGGATTCAGTGCCCACTTGTTACACCTTCAGTTAGGATTCATCAAGCAGAAAAACCTGTTGCTCTTTTGAAAGAATTGTTGAGTAGGCTGGGTATGGCGGGAGCAGTTGTACTCGATCCATTCGCAGGCAGTCATGCTACATTGGAAGCTTGCTTGGATTTGAGTATGTATCCTATAACCTGTGAACTTTCAGTTGAGTCTTTCTCGCTGGCTAAGACGAGAGTTCATAATTACTTTAAAGCTAAGGGAGAATAAAAAATGAGTCAGATGAATCCATTACAACAACCAATCCAAGTAGACCTGAGCAAACTTAAAACAGTTGTATGTTCCTGCGGAAAGTTATTCTTTGAACCAGTTCAATCTTACAAAGTAGTGCCTTCTATCTACTCACCAACTGGTAAACCTCAGCTGGTAGCCATGAACTACTTTCGTTGTATAGAGTGTGGTAGTGTTTATTCTCCAGAAGATATACTAACTGAATCAAGCAAACTAGTTACAAGTAACTAGGAGGAACTATGGAAAAGTCTACTATCACAATCATGGCTGATGATAATAGTATCTATATCGCTGTTGATGGTAAAGAAGCTGGAGACAATCCCATAACATATGCACTGGCAGTGAGGCTAGCACGCGCTGGCTCACTGCTTTTGCAGATGCTTGGAGGCGACATAACAGCATATGAATCTGGAGAAGCAGTAGAAGATAGATTAAACAGTTTAATAAAAGGAGGATTACATTAGATGACTTGCAAGACAACAGGACCACCTGACTCAAAGATATTCTTTCTAGGGGAAGCTCCTGAGGAACTGGAAGAGCAGACAGGATTACCTTTTCAGAATATGCATGGTTCAGGTAAAACGTTTAACTTAATCCTATCCCAGAACGGTATCAACAGAAGAGATGTGAGGATTAGGAATGTTGCACTACGTCGTCCACCAGCCAACAATATGAGTCATTTCTTTTATGACTCTAAATGTACAGTACCAAAGCCAGAGTTAGTAGAATGGATTGAACAGCTGAGGCTTGAATTAGAAGCCAATCGCCCAAATGTAGTTGTAGCTATGGGAGCTTACGCACTATGGGCGCTTACTGGAATAAAGAGGATTTCAGAAGTTCGTGGTTATGCTATTCAATCTACTTTAGTTCCTGGCTTAAAGGTAGTTCCAACTTACCATCCAAGAGCAATCAACTATGAATGGAAGTTGTTTCCTATTACTGTGTTTGATGTGAGGAAAGCATTATACCACTCAGAGAATCCTGCTAATGAATTAGATAAGACAAGATACATTGCACCAGCTACATATGAAATGTTCATGGATTATCTGGAAACAATCAGAGCAGGAAAGAAAAGGTTTGCCTTTGATATTGAAGCCCATATAGGGACAGCATACCCATATCTTCTTGGTGTAGCCGACAGTCCTGTGTATGGGATGAGCTTCTATAATATGAAGAACAATGTATCTACTATGAATCCAAGACAAGAAGCACAGTTGTGGCAGAAACTTGGACAAGTAGCTAAAGAGTGCGAGTCAATAATGCACAATGCTTCATATGATAAAGCAGTCATGTGGCATCATCATGGAGTGCTGTTTGAGAATGTTTACATGGATACACTGATTGCTTCTCATATTATATGGCCAGAATTTCCAAGAGACCTTGGCTTTGTTAGCTCAATAGTATTGGATGTGCAGCCATGGAAAAACTTAGCTCGGGTAGATGCAGCAGTATACAATGTTCTCGATGCTATCAGAACCTTTGCTCTTTGTGAACCATTAGAGAAAGAAATAAAGAAGCAAAATTGTGAGGAGATATTTAAGTTCGAGATGAGTATGCTTGATCCTGCTATCATGATGCAGCTAAGAGGAGTCAAGTGTGACCTTCAACGCAGACAGGAATTGATAGCTGAGACATTAGCAAAATCAAATGCTCTGAAAGCTGAATTAAATGACCAGTTCAAGAAGCCAATTAACTTTAACAGTCCTAAACAAATGCAACAACTACTCTACTATGAGTTAGGATTAGAGCCCCAGTTCAAAAGAAGAAAGTCTGTTGAGCAGACAAGAGTAATGACAACAGATGCTAAGGCTATGAAGAGATTGGCAAGGAAGTATCCTGCTCATACTTGGCTTACAAAGATACTTGACTATAAGCGTTTATTGAAGTTGATGAATTTCTTTGAGGCTGAACCTTCTCCTGCTGGAAGGTACCATACTTCCTATAACATTACTGGTTCATCAAAAGAAACAGAAGGAAGGAAATCATTTGGAAGATGGAGTTCATCTGCTTCAATCATCCTTACCTATGGTTCTGGTAACCTTCAGAACATTCCTCCTGAAGCTAGGAAGATGTATTGTTGCGATGAAGGTAAGATATGGGTAGCAGCAGATTATAAACAAGCAGAAGCTGTTGTGGTTGCTTACCTTATTGGTGATGTGAAGTTACAGCATTTCTTTAGGAAGGCTTTCGAAGCCACCAACAAAGAAGAACAAGATGCTTATGATGTGCATAAGCTAACAGCGAGTGAGATGTTTCAAATTCCTTATGACCAAGTAACAAAGGATATAAGAAAGATTGGTAAGACTCTTCGTCATGCTTGTTCTTATTCTGCTGGACCTCAGGTAGTAGCAGACCAGTTGGGCATTGAGTTGAAAGAAGCAAAGATTCTATTGGGACTGTATCATAAAGCTAATCCTTTATTGAAGGTATGGTATTCAAGTATTCAGAATGAACTCCGTACCACTAGAACATTAACCACTCCACTTGGAAGGCGTCATAGATTCCTTGATATCTGGGGTGATTCTCTGTTCAGAAGTGCTTACTCTTTTAAACCTCAATCAACAGTTGGAGATTTTCTAAATCAATCTATGCGAATTCTGTATGATAAGTATGGAGATGAGATTGATATAATGCTTCAGTTGCATGATGCTATCTATGTTCAGTGTGATAACACTCCTGCCGCAATCAATCGAACAAAGGAAATGCTGACTGAGTGCTTGGTTCGCCCAATCAAGATTGGCTTTGAAGAGTTCACAATAGGTATTGACTTTAAAGTTGGCACACACTGGGGTGATATGGAGGATAGTGCTGACTTTGATATACTAGACTTGGAAACAACGGAGGAATAGATATGCAAACTGTAGTTGCTGTAACAAGTATGAAAGAACAACAGCAAATGATGAGTCAGTTATGGGAAAACTTAAATGTGATGTATCATACTGACAATACAATAAGTATAGCTAAAATAAGTATGTCAAAAATAGTTGTCTACCACCAAGTAAAAGGCACTCGCCACATAGCTGCATCATATGATGTGCTGTTGCTTCCGATAACAATATCTTATGATTGTTTAAGAGGCCTCCCTCATACAACTAATATTAATATCTCCAGAGTTATCAAGCGTCTTGATGATATGAAAAATGAATTGACTTCCTTTGTAAATCTTGCAAAAGTAAAAGTTAATCCAACACAGAAGAATGTTGAATTGAAGATGGCATTGCGAAGAATGTTTAATAAGGAGCTTGATGATGCGGAATGTTAAGGGGTGGATTGAGCACTACCAAGAATTCATGAAGAACACTGAACCAGCAGCAGTCTATGATAAGTGGACAGCTCATTCATTGATTGCTGCAGCACTGAGAAAGAAAGTTAAACTTCCCTATGGCAGAATAAACTACTACCCTAATCTCTATCTAGTATTTGTAGCAGAGCCAGGAATTGCAAGGAAGTCGCAAGCAATTAACTTTGGGGTAAAGATGCTGTCAGAGATACCAGATGTTGTAATGTCAGCAGACCAGATAACAAAGGAAGCATTGCTGCAAGATTTGGAGAATGCTGCTATGGACGAACCAATGCCTAACGGAGAAAACTTTCGTCATGCTTCCATTAGTATTATCTCCAAAGAGTTCGAGTCATTCATTGGACAGAAGAAAGATAACACAAAGATGATTGTGTTCTTAACTGATATGTTTGACTGCTCGGAAATGCCAGTCAAGTATAGAACTAAGAACTCAGGCAGTAATGTAATCCCTTCTGTGTTTGTTAATCTGTTGGCAGCTACAACTCCAGAATCACTTGCTTCTTGCCTTCCAGCTTCTGCTGTTGGAGGTGGATTGACTTCTCGTATCTTATTTATCTGGGCTAATGATAAGAAATGTAAGTCCCCTAAGCCTTCAATGACCAAAGCTGAAAAGGAAATGCAAGATAAATTGATTAAAGATTTGTATCAGATTTCTAGAATTGCTGGCAACTATGAGATGAGTGTAGAGGCAGACAACAACTGGAAAGCATGGTACATGGCTTACGATGAGAAAGATAGCAAGAGAATATGCTTGGATAAATCATTCGCTGGATGGTATAGTAGGAAGCCAATGTATATTCTGAAGATGGCAATCAATAGGGCAGCCAGTGAAAGTAATGACTTAATAATAGAGTGGCGTCATGTGATGCAAGCAATAGAGGATATAGAATCAGTTGAGTTTAATATGGGAATGGTGTTTAGAGCTATTGGTAAGTCAGATATAGCAGGCGAAGTTGATACTGTTATGCAACTAATACTGGAGCATGGTCTTATATCTGAGAAGAAATTACTTGCACTAACATGGAGAGATATTGATGCCAACAAATTTAATAACTGCATTGAAACAGTACTTCGCACAGGTGCAGCAGAGAGAGTGTTCAGAGGGCCTGGTGGAGCTGGCGGAGTGTGGTATAAATCAACTAAGTTAAAGGAGAAATGAGATGTTTGATATTCCTGTTGTAGATGACGAGCCTACAAAGCAAACAAGAAAAAGAACTGGTATTATGTTATGCTATCCCTTTGAAGAAAAGAGATTAGCAACTTGGACTTCTCCATATCTTATTCAACCAAAATTAGATGGTGTAAGATGCAGAGCAGTCATCAATGATGACCAAGTACTACTAGTGTCAAGTGAGAATAATATAATAAGTCTGGTACCTCACATCAATGAGGCATTGCTTAACGCATTTAAAGGACTTAGTATTGAACTGGACGGTGAATTATACTGCCACGGTATGAAGTTTGAGGAGATAGTAAGTATAACTTCACGCAGTGTAAACATTCATAAGAAGTCAGAGATGATTGAATATCATATCTTTGATGTTATAAGTAATGATACACAGATAACACGTATTGCTAAACTTAATAAGTTAACATACCGCTTGAAAAACCCAGCTATAAAGATAGTTGAGCCACAATTTGTCAGAGATATTGGAGAGATAATGGAATTCTACTCTACTGTAATTGATAAAGGGTATGAGGGATTTGTTATTAGAAATACACTAAGCCAGTATCAAAGGAAACGTTCAACTGATATTATGAAGTTCAAGCCACATCAGTGGGATACCTATACAGTACTTGGTATGCAAGAAGAAATATCAATTACTGGTAATCCAAAGGGCACACTCGGAGCATTTGTGTGCGGCAGTACAGAGGGAACAGTATTCAATGTAGGTACTGGCTTAACAGCAGAGCAAAGAGTTGTGTTCTGGAAAAACAAAGCAGACTTAATTGGCAAGAAAATAAAAGTTAAGTATCAAGCAATGACTACTGGCAAAGGAGTTCCAAGATTTCCTGTGTTCTTGGATGTGGTGAAGTAAATGGATTACGAATACTGCGAAAATTGTGACAGGAATAATGTTGTAAGATGCTACTGTTACTTTAGTAGACGACCAATATACTTTTACCTTGTAACTGGTAAGATATTTACTGTCCCAACCTTCGCACTGTTCGCTGTTGAAATGGAACTAGCTTGGAGCATACCAAGATGTAAATTAGTTCCACGGAGTGAGCATGTATTCTACTGGAAAATGATGTATCCATATCTTGTAGTGACTCTCCGGCGGCACAATGCTGGAGAGTCCTTTCAAGATATGTCGAATTTTGACGTTGATTAAATTTA